TGGATCAAATCTGGTAGAGAAACCACATATATAGTGGGAATGGACAAAGTACTCACTATTAGTGAAATCTTTGACGAAGACATTGCACACACGTATACTCGATTTGCAATGGCTTACTACTATAATATCAAGATGCCTAAACCCAATAAAATTACAAAGGAGATGGGTTACGTGTCGAGTGTCAAAGATGCAAGAGAATCTCTAGAGAAGCTTTTTAATCAAAGCTAATTTGTCTCATCACCCTTGACAGAGTTAGTCTACACATAGAATCAGTACTTGTCAAGCCTGATAAGTATGATATAATATTGTTATGAATGATAAACATACCAATGTCTAATGTAATGCCAAGGACTAGGAAGAGATCCGAACACTACGTAAACAACAAAGAGTTTCTTGCTGCGATCATCGCATATAAGGAAGAAGTTGCTCTTGCGGAAACGAGAGGAGAACCTAAACCTCGTATTACAAATTACCTTGGTGAATGCTTCCTGAAGATTGCCACCCACCTTTCATACAAACCAAACTTCGTGAACTACATGTTCAAGGACGATATGGTTTGTGATGGGATTGAGAACTGTGTTCAATACATCAACAACTTCAATCCTGAGAAGTCTTCCAACCCGTTTGCATACTTCACACAAATTATCCACTACGCATTTCTGAGACGGATTCAGAAGGAAAAGAAACAATTGGAAATCAAAACCAAGATTCTTGAGAGGTCTGGTTATGATGAAGTATTCTCAGATGATGGTATGATGGCCGGGTCCAGTTCTGATTATAATAGTATCAAGGACGCAGTTCAAACGAGGATGTATTATCAATGAAGACAGCCATTATTACTGATCAACACTTTGGCTGTCGCAAAAACTCAAAACTTTTCCACGATTACTTTCTAAAATTTTATAATGATATTTTCTTTCCTACTTTGGAGAAAGAGAATATTAAGATTGTGATAGACATGGGAGACACTTTTGATAGTCGCAAAGGTGTTGACTTTTCTTCCCTTGCATGGGCGAAGAACAATTACTATGATCGTTTGCGTGATATGGGTATCACGGTTCATACTATTGTAGGAAACCATACTGCGTACTATAAGAATACTAATAACGTCAATGCAGTTGATTTACTTTTGCGTGAGTATGGTAATGTGAAAGTTTACTCAGAATGCACTGAGGTCTTGATAGACAAATTGAAGGTGTTGTTCATCCCATGGATCAATACAGAAAATTCTGAGAGTAGTTTCCGTGCGATAAAAAATTCAAGTAGTAAGTGTGCGATGGGGCACCTTGAACTCAATGGATTTAGAGCTCATCGTGGTCATATCATGGAAGATGGTATGGACTGTAAATTATATGATAAGTTCACTAAAGTCTTTTCCGGACATTACCACACAAGATCTGATAATGGAACAGTGTTCTATTTGGGGAACCCTTATGAAATGTTTTGGAACGATTGTAACGATACTCGCGGATTTCATCTTTTTGATACAGAAACCCTAGAGCATACTCTTGTTAGTAATCCATATAAGATGTTCCATATTCTCTACTATGAGGATACCCCTCATCAGATGTTGGACACTACACCATTTGAACAAAAGATTGTTAAAGTCATCGTTCGCAAAAAGACTGATCCCAAACAGTTTGAGAAGTATATTGATAAACTTTACTCATCTAATCTGTTTGAATTGAAGGTTGTAGAAAACTTTGAACTTATTGAGAGTGAAGAGTTTGAAGCTGAAGAATCTGAGGATACAATTTCGATCCTGAATAGATATATTCAAGAGGCTGAGGTTGACTTGGATAAGTCAGTCATTACCTCTATTTTACAAGACGTATACAAAGAGGCTTGCGAAGTAGAGTAATGTTTATTCTTACTGTAAAGGGATATGAGGAAGATGGTGCCTTTGCTCTTGAAGGCAAGACCGGAGATAAAGTTCTTCTCATGTTTGAAGAAGAGGATGATGCAACTCGATACGCTTTGCAGTTAGCGGACAATGATTACCCTGAGATGTTGGTAGTTGAGGTTGATGACGATGCGGCGGTAGCCGCTTGCGAAATGCATAATTATGAGTATAATGTAATTACCCCTGAAGATATTATAGTTCCTCCTAAAGATGATCTGTTTTCAAAAAATTCGTTGGCGTAACTTTCTCTCTACGGGGAATCAGTGGACTGAGATTCAACTGGATGAGAAATCCACAACCATCGTAATTGGAAGTAACGGGGCAGGAAAGTCCACGGTGTTAGATGCACTGACATTTTCTCTGTTCAATAAACCTTTCCGTAAAATTAATAAACCACAACTTCTCAATACCACGAATGAGAAAGACTGTTTGGTTGAGATTGAATTTAAAGTTGGGTCAACTGACTGGATGATTCGTCGTGGAATGAAACCAAATATCTTTGAGATTCATCGCAATGGAAACGTGTTGGATCAGATGGCTGATGCTGGCACTCAACAGAAGTGGTTGGAACAGAATGTTCTGAAAATGAACTATAAGTCTTTCACTCAGATTGTGATCCTAGGTTCATCGACTTTTGTTCCTTTCATGCAGTTGCCTGTTAATAGTCGTCGTGAAGTTATTGAAGATCTTCTTGACATTAAAATCTTCTCTGCGATGAACATGATTATCAAAGACAAGATTCGTACCGTTCGAGATCAAGTCAAAACTTTGGAACTGAAAAAGAGTTCTTTGAAAGATAAAGTTCAGATGCAACAGAACTTTATTGAGGAACTGGAGAATCAGGCTCAGAAGAATATTGCAGATAAAGAATCTAAGATTCAGACTCTTTTGGGAGAAGAGAATGATGCGATGAATCTCAATATCAAACTGTCAGAAGAGATGGATGACTTCCAAAAGTTGATGCAGAGTTATGAAAGTTCCTCTGCAATGTTAAAGAAACTTGGAAATTTAAAAGGTAAAATCTCTAACAAAGTATCTACAGTCGCGAAAGAGCATAAGTTTTTTAACGAAAATACGGTATGCCCTACCTGTACGCAGGGTATTGAAGAAGAGTTTCGCTTAAATAAAATTAAGGACGCTCATAGTAAGAAGAAGGAGTTAGAGTCTGGGTTCCAAGAACTAGAGACTGCAATTCAAAAAGAAGAGGATCGAGAGCGTCAATTCCTTAAACTCTCTAAAGAGGTAACAAAACTAACTAATGAGATTTCTCAGAACAATGTTAAAATCTCTGGATACCAAAGACAAGTCAGAGATCTTGAGTTGGAAATTCAAACTATTACCACTCAACTTGAAAACAGAAATTCTGAACATGAGAAATTAACGGAGTTTAATAAAAACTTAAGAGACACCTACGAACTACTAGGAGAGAAAAAACAAACGATTCAGTATCACGATTTTGCATATACTCTTCTCAAAGATGGTGGCGTAAAAACCAAGATCATTAAAAAGTATCTTCCACTTATCAACCAACAGGTTAATAAGTATCTCCAGATGATGGATTTTTACATCAACTTCAAACTAGACGAAGAGTTCAATGAAACGGTGCAGTCTCCCATTCACGAAAACTTTTCCTACGCATCTTTTAGTGAAGGTGAAAAAATGAGAATTGACCTAGCTCTTCTCTTCACATGGAGAGAGGTTGCTAGGTTCAAGAATTCGGTAAATACAAATCTTCTCATCATGGACGAAGTGTTCGATAGTTCTCTGGATGGAATGGGAACAGAAGAGTTCCTTAAGATTGTAAGATTTGTCATCAAAGGTGCAAACATTTTTGTCATCTCCCACAAAGAGTCATTGCATGATAAATTTGATGGGTTGATTCGTTTTGAAAAAGTCAAAGGATTTTCCAGGATGGTTCTATGACAACCCCTAATTGGCAACACCACTCTAAGAAAGAACAGAAACCCACTCTCAAACCACAAGCGATGAGAGCACGTAGAGAGGCCCTCAGACAGTTTAAAAAGCGTCACATGAACCGCCCAGATAAGGCGGTTTCGTCGTATTATGAGTCCATACGAAACAACCCTTATGTCTTTGGTGTCTCATGAAATCAAATCTCAACTCGCCAAACTCCTGGCGACTGAAGATCTGATTGTTGAACATAAGAAATGTCCTACGGCACAATTCAATGTTGAGACTCGCGTTCTGGTCTTACCTATTTGGGATAGGGCCAGCAATGATGTCTATGACATGCTTGTAGGACATGAAGTTGGTCACGCACTTTTTACTCCCAACGAAGATCTACCGGAAGACATTCCCCACTCCTTTGTCAATATTGTGGAGGATGTTCGAATTGAGAAACTAATGAAACGTAGATATGCAGGTCTTGCAAAGTCTTTCTATCGCGGATACAACGAACTTGCTGA